TGGCGATGGCAGCGGCACCCTACTGTCACCCGAAGATCTCCGATTTGCGACTTGGTAAGAAAGATCAGGAGACCGAGGCGGCATCGGTGGCCGGCATTGGCACGCCGTGGGCGGTTGATCTGGAGCCTGAGATCAGGGCCAACTGATGCCGCTAAACGCGTCGGCGGCCCGCGCTGACGAGGCTGGGGTCGGTCGGGATCTCTGGGATACGAGCTGTTCCGACTGGGAAGAACGCATCCTGAACGGCAGTTCTCTGGTTCCGGAATTGCCGCTGTTCGAGGCTGAAGCATCCAGGGCGCTGCGGTGTTTCAAGCGATTGCGTCTGCCGGATGTGATCGGCACGCCGACGATGGAGGAGGCGTGCGGGCCCTGGTTTCTGCCGATCGTGGCGGCGCTGTTCGGTAGTTTAGATCCGAAGACCAACGTCCGTCATATCTCGGAGGTATTCCAGCTCATACCCAAGGGGAACTCGAAAAGCTCGAACGGCGGCATGGTGATGTTGACGGCGATGATCGTCAACCGGCGCCCCGAAGCCGGGTTTATGTTTGTCGCGCCGACCATCGAGATTGCCGGCATTGCGTACAAGCAGGCGAAGGGAACGATCCGGCTGGACAAGACGCTGTCTGACCTGTTCCACGTGCAAGACAATCTGAAGCGGATCACGCACCGTAACTCAGGCGCGACGTTGCAGATCAAGGCGGCCGACACCGATGTGATTACTGGCAGCCTAGCGCTGGGCACCATGATCGACGAGACCCATGTCTTCGCGAAGAAGGCCAACGCGGCCGAGATCTTCGTCGAGTTGCGCGGTGCGCTGACCAAAAGAACGGATGGGTTTCTGTTCCAGACGACGACGCAGTCGAAACAGCCGCCGGTTGGCGTGTTTGCCTCCGAGCTGGCGATGGCGCGGGCAGTGCGTGACGGCAAAACGAGGATGCCGCTGTTACCGGTGCTGTATGAGTTGCCGGAGCGGTTGGCGCGCGATGATGGATGGAAGAACCCGGAACTTTGGCCGCTGGTCAATCCTAATCTCGGGCGATCGACCAATGCGGACTTCCTGGCCCGCGAGGTGATGCGGGCCGAGGCTGACGGGCCGGCCGCATTGGCGCTGATCGCGAGCCAGCATTTCAACGTGCAGATCGGGATGAGCTTGAGGGCCGATGGCTGGGCCGGTGCCAATTACTGGGGCCGCGGCGTTGAGGCCGGACTGACGCTGGATGACGTGCTAGCTCGTTCCGAGGCCGTGGTGGTGGGGATCGACGGCGGAGGTCTTGACGATCTGCTCGGCATTGCGGTGCTGGGCCGGGAGAAGGATACCAAGACGCATCTTTGCTGGACGCACGCTTTGATATCCCCGGAAGGGCTGGAACGGCGCAAGGCCAACACGAGCGTCTATGAGCGGTTTCAGGCGGACGGCGACCTGACTGTGGTCGCGGAACTGCCGGACGACATTTCCTTTGTCATCGATGTTGTTGAGAAAGTTAAGGTGACCAAGAAGCTCGCCGGCGTCGGTGTTGACGCGATCGGGATCGGCGGCATCGTCGATAGCCTGGCTCGGATCGGTGTCACCCAGGAAAACAACCTGCTGGCCGGCGTGCGCCAGGGCATTTCGCTGATGGGCGCCATTAAGACCGTCGAGCGGAAGCTTGTGGATGGTTCGTTCAAGCATGGCGGCAGCGCGCTGATGACCTGGTGCGCCGGCAATGCGCGGATCGTGCCGACGCCGACCGGGATGCGGATCGCGCGCGACGATTCTGGCTTCGGCAAGATCGATCCGCTGATGGCATTGTTCAATGCGGCAGCCTTGATGGCGCTGAACCCGGTGGCGGCGAAGCGGCCGGAAGTGAGACTGTTTTTCGCCTGACCTCTCAAACATCGCGAGTAAATAGCATGCAATTGACCGTTAAACTGGTCGAGGGCGAGCCGCGCATTCACGATCTCATGCTGGCCGAGCGGCTGGAATTTTCCAATCCTGTTGCGATAAGGCAATTCATAAAGCGTAACGAGGCCGATTTGCTGCGTTACAGCAGTTTATCACACTGTGTGATTAACTCAGGATCGCAAGGCGGCAGACCGGCAACAGAATATTGGCTGTCCGAGGGACAAGCTCTCTTCATTTGTACCAAATCAGGAACTCCAAAAGCAGCCGATATCACCGAGGAGGTCATCAAGACTTTCATTGCCTGGCGCCACGGAGGATTGGTGCCGGCATCGTCGCAGGTAACCCTGACAGCAATCGGTGAACTATTTGATGAAAGGCTAACGCCAGTAGTCCGCGATATTGCGAATGTGCAGATGGAAGTCTCGCGACTCGATGACAAAATGACGCTGATCTACCGGCGCGTCGATGACATCGTTCCCCGGCGCGATTTTACCGTGGAGGCCAAGCGACAATTCAGGTGCATCGTTGTCCAAAAGTACAATAACGAATGCCCATGCTGCCGACAGGCAAAACTCGAAAACGACGATGGTGAATTCGATCATTATCTCGGCCGCGAATTGAGCGGACCAGAACATGGCTGGCTCACGTGCAAAAATTGCAATCAGAGAATGGCAAGTGATGCCTTATTCAAGGCAAGCCGCCGGTCGGCATTTGACGTGTTTCAGGAACTGCGCCGGCAAATGTTTGGCAACGGTTCCGCACCGAAGCCTCGAAAGGGCTCGCCGACATCATCGTCGAGCGACCAAGGTAGCTTGTTTTAACTAGGATCACATCATGTTGAACCGGGCCTACAGCCTTCTTGAAATTAAGAAGGTCGATGAAGATGCGCGCGAAATCACCGGCTGGGCAACAACGCCGGAGGCGGATCGCCTGAATGATGTTGTCGAGCCTGAAGGCGCGCAATTCAAACTGCCGTTGCCCCTGCTGTGGCAGCACGATGCAGGTGATCCGATTGGCCAGGTCACGCATGCCAAGGTCAGCAAGGCCGGCATCGAGATCGTCGCCAAGATCGCCAAGGGCGTGACCGAAGAGATCGACCGGCGCTGGGCGCTAATCAAGGCCGGTCTCGTTCCTGGCCTGTCGATCGGGTTCAAGCCGCTCGAACATGAGTTCATCAAGGAGACCAAGGGCATCCGATTCAAGACCTGGAGCTGGCTCGAGCTTTCGGCCGTGACCATTCCGGCCAACCAGGCAGCCAGCATCACCATGATCCGTTCTATCGACACTGCTCAGCGGGCCGCGCTCGGCCGCAAGCCGATCAGTCTCGAATCCAACCCCGCCGGCGGTTCGGCATTGCGCAAACCTGCAAGTCAGAGCCCGGAGGGCAACATGCAACGCAACATTGCCGAGCAGATCTCGGCGTTCGAGTCCCAGCGCGCCACCAAGTCGGCGCGGATGGAGGAAATTCAAGAGAGCGCGATTGGCGAAAGCCGGTCGAAGAACGAGGCTGAGCGGGATGAATTTGATACTCTCAGCAGAGACATCGAAACCATCGACGAGGAAATGAAAGACCTGCGCCGGATGGAATCGATCAAGGCGGCAAGTGCCGTTCCGGTGAAGGCCGTCACCACCTCGAGCGATGGCGCGGTGCAACGCGGCGGCATCCATGCCAGCTCGATCATCGTCAAGACACCGCCGAAACTGGAGGATGGCGTCGAGTTCGCCCGGCGCGTCAAGGTGTCGGTGCTGGCGCAAAAGACTCATCATCCGATGGCGATGATTGCGGAATCGATGTACGGCTCGGACAGTGAGGTGGCGAACTACTACAAGGCGGCGGTATCGGCCGGTACATCGCTTTCCGGCAACTGGGGCATCAACCTGGTCGCAGTCGAGGCCGCAGGGGTCGGAGGGTTTTTGGAGTACCTTCGGCCGCAGACCATCCTGGGCCGTTTCGGCACTGGCGGTGTTCCGTCGCTTAATGTGGTCGGCTGGCGTCAGCCTCTGATTTCCCAGACTGCCGGCGGCGCTGCATACTGGGTCGGCGAGGGCGCCGCCAAGCCGGTAACGAAATTCGATTTCTCGCGGGCCACATTGCCGCCAACTAAACTGGCGAGTATCTGTGTGCTGTCGATGGAGCACATCCGTGATTCCTCGCCGAAATCGGATGTGATCGTCCGCGATCAATTGGCCGCGGTGGTCAGCGCTGAACAGGATACGGCGTTCATTCTGCCCAGCAATTCCGGCACCACCAACATCAAGCCTAAGTCCATTACCAACGGCGCATCGACGATTGCATCGGGCGGCACCGATCAGGCCTCCATTATCCTGGACGTGCGCAGCCTGATGGCGAAGTTCACCAGCCAAAATAACCCGCCGACATCAGGCGTCTGGATCATGAACTCGATCAACGCGTCGGCGCTCGGGACCATGATCAATCCACTCGGTCAACCGTCCTTCCCGACCATGACCGATTTTTCCGGTGGAACCTTGTACATGATGCCGGTGATCGTCAGCGATTCCGTGACGAACATCGTCGTGCTGGTAAATGCCAAGGACATCTTCATGGCGCAGGATGACGGCATCCAGATCGACGCATCGGATCAGGTGTCGTTGCAGATGGATGATGCACCAACCAACAGTTCGGCAACGCCGACAGCCACGACATTGGTCAGTATGTGGCAGACCAACAGTGTCGCGTTTCGTGCCGAACATTCAATAGGATGGGTTCGCGGCCGCACGTCGGCGGTTGCATACTTGACGGGTGTGAACTGGGGCGGTGCTGTTCACACCGCGTAAATGAAAACGGGCAGGGATAATCTCCCTGCCCATCTACCGTCATTTGAGGGCTCAACGGCGCCACTCAACTTTGTCGTCCTCACCTAATTCATGGAATGGGCCGGGCCGGAAGTTTCTCTCTCGCCGGTATGTACGATCGGATACGAACGCCATGATGTAGGGCACTGAGCGTGCCGGCATCCAATCTCCGACGCTGGCTTCTTTGGTGGTCGTTTCTCCGATCGCTATCCCGGCTGCAGTACTTGTTATGCCGCTGAATGTTGTCGTCTTCTGAGCCAATGCCGCGCTGCCAAACAGCGCAGTGAAAGCAACGGTCGAAACCAGTAATTTCTTCACTTTGTAATTCCTTCAATTTCGTCTGGGTTAAGTTTCAACTTGATCATGATCCGCAAAAGTTTAGCGACCGGCTCGGGGATGCGGGTTTCGCCGAGCGCGTAACTCTGGGAGGTGCGACGGCCAATACCGAGCCAGTCCCCGGCTCTCTGTTGCGAGAGGCCGAGAGCCTTGATGGCGGCTTTGTATTGGGAGGGGGTCATTATGCGGCGTCCACTTCCAGCTCGTCCTGCCAGTTCGGATCGACGGCATCGTAATCGAGGGCCTCGGTCCCAAGATCTTTGACGTAGGCGGCTATTGCAGCTTCCTTTGAGGCATATTCGCCGGTCCAGAGTGTGACGCCGTTTTTACTGATGGTGTAGAAGGTCATTTGCTTGCTCCGTTGCTGATAGACACAACATACGCCATTCCCGCGTATACGCAAGTCCCGCGTTATCCGTAAGACTACGGTGGAGAGAGATGGCCAGATTGATTGCTGAACACGGCCACTGTTACGGAACCAGACGGTTGCGGGCCGGCGACGAATACGAGGCTAGCGAAATGGATGCACGCGTTCTGGTCGCCGTCCTGATGGCGCGCCTGGCGCCCGAGCCGTCAACGGATGAACTGGAGCGGCTGCGCGCCGAGGCGGAAGCTCTTGGTATCCGTGTCGACGGTCGCTGGGGACCGGTGCGGCTGAATTACGAAATCAAGATGGCGCGATGAAAATCTTCGGCCTGCCCGTTCCGTTCACCGGCGAGAAGCGCAAATCGGCGGCGTCGGTGCCGATGTCGGTGCCATATGACCGCAACGGCTGGTATCCGCTGATCCGCGAACCGTTCGCCGGAGCATGGCAGCGCAACATGGAAGTCAGTGCCGATACCGTGGCGTCGTTTCATGCCGACTTCGCCTGTAAGACCCTGATCAGCAGAGACATCGCCAAATTGCGGCTCAAGCTGGTCGAGAAGGACAAGGACGACATCTGGTCGGAAGTGACCAACCCGGCGTTTTCTCCGGTGCTGCGGCGGCCAAACACGTACCAGACCCACAATCAGTTCTGGGAATGCTGGGTGCTGTCAAAACTCTCCCGCGGCAACACCTATGTGCTCAAGGAGCGGGACAATCGCAATGTAGTCACCGCGCTGCATGTGCTCGATCCGACCCGCACTCAGCCGCTGGTGGCCGAGGACGGCGCGGTGTTTTATCGCCTGGACTCCGACAATCTGGCCGGCATCGACAACATTACCGTGCCGGCGCGCGAGATCATTCACGACCGTATGAACTGCCTGTTTCATCCTTTGGTCGGCACACCGCCGGTGTTTGCGTCGGGCCTGGCCTCGATGCTCGGGCTGAACGCGCAGCGCGCCTCGGCGCTATTGTTTGAAAACAGTTCGATGCCTGGAGGCATTCTCACCGCGCCCGGCGAGGTGTCGGACGTCGAGGAAAAGCGCATCAAGGAGGAATGGGAAGCGCGATTTTCGCGCGTCAATCTCGGCCGTGTGGCGGTGCTCAGCGGCGGCCTGCAATATCAAAAGCTGCCAATGACCAACGTCGAAGTGCAGATGATCGAAAACCTGAAATGGTCGGCCGAGGTGGTGTGCAGTGTCTATCACGTGCCGCCCTACAAAGTCGGCGTCGGCGCCTTGCCATCCTACAACAACGTGCAGTCGCTCAACGTCGAATACTATTCGCAGGCGCTGCAAAGCCACATCGAGGAAATCGAGGAGCTGCTCGACCACGCGCTCGGCATCGGCTGGGGCGTCGGGCTCGGCACCGAGTTCGATACCGAGAACCTGTTGCGGATGGACAGCGTCACCCAGATCACCGCGATCCAGGCTGCGGTTGGTGCCGGCGTGATGGCGCCGAACGAAGGCCGCAGCAAGCTCGATTTGAAGCCGGTCCCCGGCGGGGACAACCCGTACTTGCAACAACAGAACTACTCGCTTGAGGCTCTGGCCAAGCGCGATGCGCAGGCCGATCCATTCAAGCCGAACACGCCACCGGCGCCGCAACCGGCACAACCGGCCGATCAAACTGGACAACCCGTCGATGAAACCGTTGCGGCGCCGAAGTTCATCGATCCAGATTGGGTCGTTAACCGCCTGTTCGTGGCGAGAGCGGCGTGAGCATCAATGTCGTGCTCGGTCCACCGGTTGCCGGCAAATCAGAGTATGTCAAAGTGCACGCCAAGGACGGCAACGTCATTGTCGATTATGACCTTATCGCCAAGGCAATGGGATCACGGGTTGCGCATGGTTCGACTGGCTCGGTTCGCATTGTCGCATTGGAATCGCGCAAGACCGCCATTGAACGAATCCTCCGCGGTCTCGACGATGCCGCCTGGATCATTCACACCAACCCGCAGCCCGAAGTAATGCAGGCGTATGTCGATGCGGGCGCAAAGTTCACGATGCTGGATCCCGGCAAGAACGAAGTTCTCCGACGGGCAAGGGCCGGTGAACGTCCGGCATCAACGATCGATGCGATTGAAGCATGGTACGCAAATCCGCCGGTCGTTCCTGAGAAATCAACTGGACAGAAGGCAATAAACCGCACTGTTCGTGAGGGCCGCGTGATGGACAATCTGCAAGCCGCATTTGATCGTGGCTTCGAAGCGGTGAAAACTTATATTGACAGTGAACTTGCCGCATTGGCTGCATCGATCGCCGCAATCGAAGCAAAGGGATACGACAATGCCATTCCACAAAAAGCCGAACCCGGTCCGCGTGGCGAGCCCGGCGAAACTGGGCCGCAAGGCGAAAGAGGCGCTGAAGGGGTCCAGGGGCAGCAAGGTGAAAGAGGCGATCAAGGCGAGCTCGGTCCGCAAGGCGAGCCGGGCGACCGCGGCCGGGAAGGCACGGGCATAGCCGGCGCTGCCATCACCCGCGAAGGCGAATTGATGCTCACCCTGACCGATGGCGCGGTGCTGATGCCGGGCCGGGTCGACGGCCGCGACGGATTGTCGATCGATGATCTGTCGATCGAATATGACGGCGAACGCACCATGACGCTGGTGTTCTCGCGTGGTGACAAGCGCAAGGAAATCCCGGTCATATTTCCGGCGATGATCTATCGCGGCGTGTTCGAGTCCGGCAGGGACTATGCGCGAGGCGATACCGTGACGCTGAATGGATCGCTCTATCACTGCAATGTTGCGGCGACAGTGGCGCGGCCTGGTGACGGCTCGGCCGACTGGACGCTATCGGTCAAGCATGGTCGCGACGGCCGCAGTGGACGCGATGGCGACAAGGGTGAGCGCACCGTGAGGATCGCCTGATGCACTCGATTCTTGAAATTCTGGAAGAGACGTCGGACAGCGCGGGTCCCGATCTGATCTCGCTCGACGATCTCAAGCTCGCGCTCGGCATTTCCGGCACCGACCAGGACGAACAGTTGCAGGCGATGATCACGTTTCAGTCGCGTATCATCGCCGAATATTGCGATCGGCGGTTCGGACGGGCTGAGGCGCTGGAAACCTTCACGTTCGACCGCGGTGAGATATTGCCGAGCCGGCAGGCACTGATCCTGTCGCTCTATCCGGTGGCCGAGGTGTCGGAGGTCTCGAGCCTAGGCGCGACCGCTGCGGATTACGAGTTCGATCCGGCCACCGGGCGGCTATGGTCGGACGGCTGGTGGACCGGCAGCGTGAGTGTCGTCTATTCCGGCGGTTATGATCTGCCGGAAGAGGCGCCCGCGCGATTGCAGAAGGCGCTGATAGAAACGGTTTACGAACAGCGTACCGTCGGTGCCCGCGATTCCTCTATCCGCGAGGTGCAGCACGGCGACACCAGGATTAGTTATTTCACCAGCGCGACATCGTCGGCATCGTCGGGATTCCTGTCAGCGCCGGTGGTCGACCTGATCAGGCCATACAGGCGATTGCATGTCTCGTGACCCGTCTTTTTGGACCGTGCCGTGCGAATGGCCTGGCGAAGTTGTGTACATCATTGCTGGTGGGCCGTCGGTGCTGGGGCAAGATCTCGAGCGCCTGCGCGGCCAGCGCGTCATTGTGATCAATTCCAGCGTTCATGCGGTGCCGTGGGCGGACGTTCACTTTTTTGGCGACTATCGTTGGTGGAATGAGGTGCCGGACAATCGCGCCGCGGTGGCAAACTTCAAAGGCATCGTTGTTACTACTACGAAGCTTGTCACCACCACGAAACTGAAAACCGATCCCAAGATCAAAGTCTGCAAGAAAACCCATCCGCCCGGACTGGCGGTCGAGCGCGATAGTCTGATGCAGCGCTGGACCTCGCTCTCGGCGGCGACCAACCTGGCGGCGCATCTGGTGGGGCGCGGCGGCGCCATCATCTGGCTCGGCGCCGATGGCAAGATCACGCCTGATAGAACCCATCACCACAAACCGCATCCATGGCCGCACAAACCGGATGCCTACGAGAAACAATATCGGGACCTGATCACGATCGTGCCCTCGCTGTGGCAAATGGGAGTTGCCGCATTCAATGCCTCGCCCGGCACGGCGTGGGTCAACCTGTTGCCGCTGATCAAACTGGAAGACGTACTGGATGGACGGATCGCCGCGTAAGTACAGCGGCGCCGTCTTGGTTCGCGGCATGTGGGGTCTCGGGGATAACATTTATGCGCGGCCGTTCGTGGCTGCGGCGTCGAAGGCATACGATCTCTGGCTGGAAACGCCCTGGCCGGAACTGTATGCCGACCTTGACATCAAATTTGTTCAGGGGACGCGGAAGTTACGGACACAGCGCAAGAACATGGCGCGGCAGTCTCCAACTCTGTGGTCATCACCGCCGCCGCTCGTTCATGAAGTCAAGATCCAGTATAGCCACTTGGCGTCGTCGTCGATTCTGGTTTCGCTGGAGTGGCATTGGCGGTCATTACTGGGGGTCGAGTTTGATCCGGCGCTGTTTACCTTGCCGGATTTGGGATCGTCGCCGCTAGCGTCTGAGCGGCCGATCGCTGTTGTTCGTCCGGTCACGGTGCGAAGCGAATGGCGCAATGAGGCGCGTAACCCGCATCCCGAATATGTCGCCGAAATTGCGGCGGCGTTGATGGAAACGCACACCGTGGTCGTGGTGGCCGACCTGGAGCCAGGCGCCGGCGCGGAATGGCTAGTCGGAGAAATGCCGCCTGCGCACCATTATTTCGTGCACGGCGAACTCAAGGTACGTGAACTGCTGGCGCTGGTTCGTGAGGCCGATATCGTGGTCGGCGGTGTCGGCTGGATCGTGCCGGCCGGGCTGGCGCTTCAAGTCAATACGTTCGTGGTGCTGGGTGGCCATGGTGGCCATAACGCACCTGCCAGGATTACCGATCCCCGGCTCGACTTGAGCCGGATCGGATTCTCTTACCCGGAGAAGTTTTGCAAATGCACGAATATGTTGCACGCCTGCGACAAGACGATATCCGATCCGCTTGGCCAGTTCCACCGCTGGTGGAGTTCGCGCACCGGCGCCTCACATGGTGGCCGGAAATCGGCATCGGCTACTACCCGGTCGAAGTCGGGATCGAGCCGTACGACCAAGACTATTTCGACAACTTCGCCAGCAGCGCCGACAGCTTTATCGGCCAAGCCTTGATGCAGGCGCGGGTCGATTTTGTCGCGCAGCACTATCAGGGGTCGTTGATTGATGTCGGCATCGGGTCCGGGGCGTTTGTCGACTTGAGGCGGCATTCGCGCCCGATGCGCCCGACGTTTGGCTATGATGTCAATCCGGCGGGGATTGAATGGCTGCAACAGCGCCGGTTGTTCGCCGATCCATATGCAGCGCCATTCGAAGCCGCAACGATGTGGGATGTGCTTGAGCACATGCCGGACTATCCGCGGCTTTTGGCCAACGTGCGCGAGTGGCTGTTCCTGTCGCTGCCGATCTTTCGCGATGCCAGGCACGTGTTGGGTTCGAAGCATTTCAAGCCGGCCGAGCATTGCTGGTATTTCACTAGGGACGGGCTGGTGTTCGCCATGCAGCAATGTGGTTTTGCGCTGCTGTCGGAGAGCACGATCGAGACCGAGCTAGGCCGCGAGGACATCGGCAGTTTTGCGTTCAAGAGGGCGCGCGATGCTTGACTACGGCGTACTGCTCTACGATCCGGTCTATGCCGCGATCGGCGTGCCGGCGACGTTTGCAAATGGCGGAAGCGAAGTTGCACTGACCGTGATCGACGACACCCGGCCCAAATCATATGTCGGCGGTTCTGCGGGAGGAATGGCAGGCGTGGAAGTGCGCAGCGTCGGCCCCGGCGCGTTCGTGCGCATCCCCGAACTGGAGCAAAACGGGATCAGCCGTGATGACTGGATGGATGCGAGCTTGAATTTCAACGGCCGCGCCTGGACGGTGCGCTCTTACGAACTGCGCGGCAGCCCGAACGGCGAAGACTTGGGCGAGGTGAGGTTTCTTTTGAAGGCGATCGATGGTTGACGTTCGCGAAGATATCCTGGCGCGGCTGCTCGAAGTGGTCACCGAGATTCCAGGGATGCGCTCGGCGCAACGCAATAATGTCGATATCACCGAGGACCAGTTGCCGGCGGCAATCGTGCTGGACGGCGACGAGGAGTCTG